CATACAGCAAGGTTCCAAATGAGCTTTCCGCGCTGTTCGACGCGGAACCCCACGCCTGTGATGTCCCGCACGTCACGGAAACGGTGCTTGCAAGGTCCGCCGCAAGGAACGTCTTGGAAGCGATGCGCCCGCCGCTGCCACCATCGCCGTAGTTGCTGGTCGTTCCCGCTTTGCCAGCCTGTCCCGCACCGCACATCGTGACCTCGACCCACAGCGCGTTCGCCGGCTTGGTCCACGTGCCGCTCGCGGTGAAATCCTGCGTGTTGACGGTGAGCGTGCCGCCGCCGCCGATCTCCACGCCGCCGGCGGTGGTGCCGTCGCCGATGTACAGCTTCTTGGTGTCGGTCGTGTAGATCGGCTCGCCCTGTGCGGGCGTGATCCCCGTGCGGTCGGCGTTGACGCCGCGTCGTAGCTTGAGTGCCATTAGGTGAAGGTCCCCATGTCGTTTTCAGGGAGAAATGGGTTCGCGAACGTCGCGAAATCCACGTCATTCATCGGGAACGCAAACGTTGCGAAGTCGTACACGTTGATTGCGCCGTAGTCGGTCTCGCCCTCTTCGGCGTCAAAGAATCCGTACTCGTCATCGAGCAGCGGCTGCAGGATGCTGCCGTAGTCGGTGTCGCCCGTCAGCGGCGTGTTGCAGACGCCGTCGATGGCCTGCGTGTTGAGGATCATCCACAGCAGCGTGCCGTCTTGGTTGCGGTGCGGGACCGCCAAGACGAACGTGTTGATAGGGATGGGTTTGGCGGTGAACCCTGCGGGAAGGTTCGTCTTCGTGACGCCGTACGCGTAGAACGCGCTGGCGTTCGACAGCTCGCTGACCGAAAGCCCGGTGTGCGGGTAAGTGTTCGCGGTGGTCGCGACCTGATACCCGCCCGCGAGATTCTGCACGCGCGCCTGATACAGCGTGTACACGTACCGCGCCTGACCAGCATTGAGCACCGTCGTGTCGGTGATCTTGAAGAGGCGCGATTCCACGCCCTCGATCTCAGGCGACAGCCGGGCCGCCTTGTCGAGGTCCTTGTGCCTGCGGTACGTGTAGTCCGCGCGGTACATCAGTACCAGACCCCCATGAACGCCTGGTACTTCATGCTCTCGCCAAGGAACCCGTCGGGCCAGATGGCGTTAAACGCGACTGACGTCCGCGCGTCGCGCGCCCAGCGCACGTCGGCATAGTCGGTGCCCATCATGCGCGGGCGGCCGTCCTGGTCGGGCTGCACGATCTGGCTGTGATGAAAGTACTCGTCGTACAGGTAGTCGATCACCACTTCGTAGAACTCATGCTCCAGGTGGTTGATCGCCGCGCCGTCACAGATGAGGTTCTGCGCGCCGTACCCGAGGAAGGAGTCGGAGTTCTTCTTGCCGACGTACGCCTGCAGCACGCCCGTCAGCGCGTCGATGCCCTGGCTGTTCGCGTCGACCACGAACCGCAGCTTGAGCGCGACCTGTCGCACGTCGATGTCTCGCTGCTTCTGAAGCCCGCCGATGTCGGAGGCCGAGATGTCGTTGGTGGCGTTGGGGCCCGTCATGCTCGGGTTGTCCCGGTACATCTTCATCGACCGCGTACGGAACGTCGGGATCACCATGCACGGCAGCAGCAGGCACCGCTCGCCATTCTCAAGCGCCGCAGCTTCTGCGATGTCCTCCTCTTCGCGGGCGAGCCCCTTGCCAAACTTGGTCTCAAAGTATCGCGTGCTGTAGCGCACAGTGGCAGTGAGCCCCTTGCCGTTGCCGCCCATGTTCCAGTCGATGCCGCGCACCAGCGCGCCGCTCAGCCAGTCGCTGCCGCCGCCGTACTGCTCGCCGATGTTCTTGATGACGGGCGCGCCCTGCGTCGTGTCATCCCAGAGGATGTTGACCGGCGTAAACGGCGTGATCGGCTCTGGTTCGCTCTCCGCGTCGAGCTTGATCTTCTCGACGTGGTAGACCTCGGTGGCCGAGTGCACGTCCCAGATGTCGCCCTGCGACACCGAAGTGCTCTTGAGGTAGGCCTTGTACTCGCCGGACTGGATCATGTCGTGGTCTCCCGCATCTGGCGCTGGAATGCCGCCATCTGCCTGTCGAGCTCCCGCAGCTCCTCGCGCGAGTACAGGGTACGCGCTTCCTGCTCGCTGCCAACCACCGACAGGTCGGCCTCGCGCATGATCTCATCAATGTCGCGCTGCCCGCCCAGGTTGCCGAGCGATGCGCCAATGAACGTGCCCAACCAGCTCGCGCCCTTCTCAAGGTTGCTCGCCCAGTTGGAGATGACGCTCTCGCCACCCGAGCCGAAGCCTCGCGCGATGCCACCGAAGAAGCCAGTCGGCTTGAACTGATCCTGCGGACCGGCAGCCGCCGCGATGCTCGCCGCCTGGACGGCGCTCATCGTCGTGGTCTTGCCCGTCTTGGCGAACTCAGAAAGGGTCTTATTGGCCTCGGTCACGGTCGCGCGGAACGAATCCATGATCGCGCCCGCGAGCTTGACGGGGGCAGCGGCCGCCAGCGCGATGCCGCCCGCGCCGATGGCGAGGCTGCCGGCGGTGCCGCCGAGCGCGCCGAGGCTGCCGAGCTTGCCAGCAGCGCCGCCGGCGAATGCCAGGCCCTTGCCGCCGATCCCCTGCAGCTGTTTGTTTGCCTCGGCGACTTGCTTCTTCATGCCGGCCGTATTGACCTTCACGTCGACATTGAGCGTGGGAAGCTTCATCGTCCCCTCCTGACCTTGGTTTCGCTGATTGCGCGCCACAGGTGCTGCAGCAGTCTCGGCGCAAACGCGCGGTGGACCAGCTCGCTGGCGCGCGTGCCTCGGTGATAGACGCCGCGACCACGGTGGCGCAGGCCGCGCTTCCACGCGCGCCCACGCACGGATTGCCCGAGCGCCTTGCCAGCGTGCGACATGCCCTTGGCCCAGCTGTGGAACCCGAGCTCGGTGAAGTGCGAGCGCCAACCGACGCCAGCGGCGTCGTATGCCTTGCGCTTTGCACGGCCTCCAAGACCGTCGCCAGCGCCGCGTGGCGCGGCCAGATACGCCACGCTATTCCACGCGATGCCCGACCTGTAGATCTTGCGCTTGCCCTTGAGATGGTTGGGGTTCAGGTCGTTGCGCGAGCGGATGGCGGCAATCTCCTCGCGCGAGAATGCCGTCAGCGCCTGCCGCACGATCTTGTCCTGAACCTTGATCTCAAACTCGTCCAGGGCGTCGCGGATCTGCTTCAGATCTCGCGGGTTGGGATTGAAGGTTAGATTTGGAGAGCTCATCGAGTCGCCTTCTAATGCCCTTCCAGTCCGGCACGTCAAGCTCGACGATGAGCTCAAGAACGGACCGTTCCCAAGGTGCCGCCCGTCTGTTCCGAAGGACGCGCGCGAGCAGCTGCCGCGCGTCCCGGCCTAGTCCGCGCCTTCGCTGTACAGCGCCTCGATCATGGGCACCGCCTTCGCGGCAAGCCCAGCAGGGCAGCCGCCGGCGGCCTCGATGCTGGGGAACACGGGCTGTCCGTCCTCGGTGTGGAGGTGACGGTAGAGCCCGAACTGCCGGCCGCGCTTTGGATCCTGCGTGTTGATGTCGATGGCCTCGATCAGGTCGAGCAACGTCGGCCGCGACAGCTGAAAGGTGTGCCCGTTCCACTGGAACGGCACAGGCTCAAGCGCGAGGATGGCGCGGATGTCAGGCATCGGAAACCGTTCCGGTAAACTGCAGCTCAAACGCAACGCGCACGACATCGGCGATGGCCACGCTTGGCGTCCAGCTTGTGACGATGGCGTTGGCAGTGATCGTCGTGCCGGTGTACAGCGTGAATACGCACGCTATTTCCGCACCGGACAACGCAGCAGCCTGCAACGCAGCGACGCCAGCGTCGCCGATGTCGTAGTAGAGGTTTCCCGACGCGGTTCCGTTCGTGATACCGGCAACGTATGTGCGCGCCGTATTGCCGAGCTCAGTTACGTCCACCGTCTCGGTATTGAGCGTGACGGTCGCATCTACGATTCCAGCGACTGCGGTCGCGTCGACGGTGAAGGTAAAATCCGACGTGTTGTGAACAGCCATTTCATGGCCTCCAATGGATCGTTGCGTTGACCGTCACCGTGGCGGGTTCCTGCTCGTCGCCGAGCCCGACGGTAGGCGGCGCGAGGGTCTTGCTTGTGATGACGATGGAATCGATGTCGATGCCTGAGTACTCCCCGGCGACGAGGGTGTCCTCGATGGCGTCGCCGATCGTCGCGGCGTCGATGCTGGTCTCGGCGATCCCCGTGACGGCGAGCTCGCCCTGCATGATGCCGCGCGAAACATCGGCGGGTGCCTGGTTGGACACTTCGTACGTAACTGCAGGCAGCGCCGTCGACTGCAGGCGATAGCCGTGCGTGACGCGCGCGTCGGGCACGTCGATGCCGTTCGCCGACAGCGTCGTGCCGGCGATCAGCATCGTCCGGACGGCTTCCTCGATGGTCGCCATTAGTCGATCTCCTCGCAGAGGATCACGGCGACGCGGTCGGCTTCATCGAGGTTGCGGATCGACTGGACGCGCAGGATGCGCCCGCGCACGTCGAGCCGGTCGACCTCCGTAAGCCCGACGCCTTGCACCGCCTGCCAGCGCGCGCGGACCTCGCACGTGCGCCGTACGGCGACGCCGTCGGCGTACTGCTGCTCGGTGGTCGAGTCGTTGCGTAGGTCGCAACGGAACGTGCCCGCCGCGTCCCATGCGTCGGTGCGCATGCCGAGCGCATCCTGCGACTGGGATGCCGCTAGGCGCGTCGCCTTGAACTGCAGGACGCCGCCCGAGATCATCGGATCGGACTCCGCACGGCGTACATGTCGAGGATGGCGTCAACCCCAAACGGCACGGGGTTGAGGCCGATCGGCTGCACCGACTCGGGGTTGTTGTACCAACCGCCGACGAGCGAGATAATGGTGTGCACCAGCGGGTCGGGGATGTTGGCGTACCCGGCGGTATAGGTGACGATGACCACCGAGCCGTCGAAGATCTGCGGTGCCTTCTTGAACCGGATGATCGGCATCGGTCCGTCCGACTGGTCGATCCAGTAGTCGGCGGCCGGCATCGTGACCTGATTGTTGCCTGTGTCGTAGTACCTGACGTGCGTGAGCCCCGTGTACGGTGCCACGGGGATCAGCGAATCTGTCCACGTCGACAGGTACAGCTGCTCGCTTCGCGCGCTGAGCGCGAGCCCGGTGCGCTTCTCGACGTACACGTTCGCGACCTCGCGAAGCCTTATCAGCTCCGTGTCATCGTCCGTGTAGTCGACCTTGAGCGCCGACTTGATGGTTGAGAGCGGTACCGACATGGAAAAGGGTCGCGCGGGTTTCCCCGCGCAACCCCATGGGGAGAATGGATCACTTGAACTCGGCGTGCGCGAAGGGGCGGTAGCCCGAAGCGCCAACCATCACCGTCAGGTCGCTGCGCTTCCACGTCTGCAGGAAGACGTTGAGCTTCGCGAGATCGGTGTACTGGTCGAGCATGAACTCGATGGGACCACGGTCGTAGATCTCGACGTTGCTGAAGTCGCCCACGACGAACGCGACGTTGGTGGCGGCCGTGCCGGTCGGCATGAACTGCGAGATCACCACGGGGATGCCGTACAGGCTGCCGTTGATGCCGTTCGTCAGGCCCTCGGGCACGTTGTCGCTGACCTGCCAGAGGTAGCGGTTGCTGCCGTCCTTGAGCTTGCGGATCTCCTTCGCGGCCGTGTCGCCCATCATCCAGCGCAGCGAAGAGCCGCGACGGTACTGCGGGCTGACCAGATGCGCGGTCTCGATCACGGCGTCGGCGGTGAGGCCCGTCCATCCCTGTCCGGTCGTGCCGCCGGTGAAGGTGAACTTGTTGTCGGCTTCGTTGATCTCCCTGACGACGCCGCTCGGCTGCCGCGGGTTGCCCGTCGCGCTGGCCGAATTGTCGCCCGTCATCAGGTACTGCTCCTCGGTCTGGGCAAGCGCCTGCGCGACCTTGTTGGCAAGGTACGTGCCGCCGTTGATGTAGTCGTTGTACGCCTGGTACGTGACCTTCGAGCGCACCGCGTAGGTGAAGTCGCCGATGGTCTTGCGGCCGAACGTGCCGGTCGACTCGGTGACGGTCGAGGTCGGCGACGCGTAGCCGTCCGTCGTGGTGGTCGACTCGTCCACGATGTAGCCGGTCGGGATCGCGGTCTCGACGGTGATCTGCTGGTCGGTCGCGACCTGGAACACGCGCGAGAGGCTGCGGAGCGGCGTCTCCTTCATCATCAGCTCCCAGATGCGGCGCTGCATGTCTTGGGGCATCGGGGCATTGCTGCTGCCGGTGTTGAGCGCGCGGACCTCGGACATCTCGCCGGTGCGGAGCGCACGCGCGAACGCGTTGCGGTACTCGGGCGTCGCGGCGAAGTCGGCCGCCACGGCCTTCTCGGCGCTCGCGGCGCGGACCGCCGGGAGGTCGTACGCCGGCTTGCGGAGCTCGGCGTCGATGCGCGCGGAGCGCTGGGCGCGCTCGATCAGGCCGTCGAGCTCGACGTACCGCGCGTCCATGCGGTCCCACTGCTCGCGGTCGAGGTTGCTGAAGTCCTTGCGGTCGTTCAGCTGCTGCATGTCGCCGAGGAGCTTCTTGCGCTCCTCCATCATCGCCTTCAGATCAGACATGGTGCTTTCCTTTCAGTTCGCGCAATCGAAGCGCGCGTGCCATCCTGTCGCGCTCGGAAACGCTCCGCAGCGACGAACTTGTCCTGTCTCCGTACGCCGCGTCGACCACCACGGACAGCTCTACGAGCCGTGCCTTCGTGACGGTGCGCAGCGTGCGCTTGTCGTTCCATTCGTCCGCTTCCGCGTAGAACCCGAACGACATTTCCCCCGTGAGGTCGCCGCGCTGCATGAGCTCGCGCACGTCGTTCCCCAGCGAGGTCTCCGGCAGCTGCGCGGTGAAGCGCAGGCCGCCCTTGGTCTGGTTGAGCTTGAGCGTTCCGCTCTTGGTCCGCGCAAGCAGCGCGCCCGGCTCATGGTTGAACAGCAGCTTGATGTCGGCGCCGTCGATCTCTCCGAACGCGTCCGGGGCGATGCGCTCCTGAAACGCGCCGCGCATGCCCGCTTCCACGATCTCGTCGGACCAGCGCATGTACGGCACCGCGAGGCCCGACAGCGTGCGGCCCTCGCCGTTCTCGATCTCGCCGGCGAATCGCCTAGAAATCATTGGGCGTCCCCTCCTCTTCCGACGTGTCGCTGCCGAGGTTGCTCGAGCCGCCGCCGGTGCCGACGTTGAGCGCGAGCGTCGGCGCGTCGAGTCCCTCGAGGGGCTCGAGGTCCAGCTTCGCGCGCGCTTCGTTGCGCGTCAGGAACCCGCCCTCCACACCAGTCCGCAGAGCCGCCATCTGCTCGGCGACGCCTGGACGGATGAGCGCGTCGGTGTCCCACGAAACCGACGCGTACGGGTTCATGAGCTTCGCCTTGAGCTCGCTCTCGACGGCCGCCATCCACGCGGCAAGGCATCCGTCGACGTACATGCGCGACAGCCATTCCATCGTGCCGTACGACGAACCGACATCCTCGGACAGGTACGACGCAGGCACGCCGTACAGGCGCGACACGTCGGCGATGGAATACTTCCGAGCGGCCTCTAGGCCCGTGTCGTCCAGCGTCGAGCTGATGCGCTCGATGCGGACATCATCGCCGAGAACCACCGGCTTGCCGGCGTTCTCCGCGCCGCCATGCCGCTTCATGTAGTAGTTCTCGATCTTCTGCATGAGCGCTTCGTCGATCTTCGCCTTGTGGACGAGCGCGATCTTCGGGTTGCCTGCGTTGCGGTACGACGTGAGCGCCATCTGCTCTTGCGACGCGAGGATCTGAATGGACGTGCGGCACAGGTTGATCGGGCTCTCGCCCCACAGGCCGTTCGTGCTCGGCGCGCGCACGTGCAGGATGTCGGCGGCAGGGACGCCCAGGAAACCGCGCACCGAGTAGGTGGGCACGCCGCTCTGGGTGTCCAGGCTTACGTTGTCGTTGTCGAGCAGCAGCAGCTCAAGCAGCTCGCCGCCCTTGGTGCGGTTGATGAGGGCGAACCCGTTGCCGTAGAGCAGCGCGTTCATCATGAGCGCGCGTCGGAACTCAAACGCGCCCCACCAAACCGACGGCTGCCGCCACAGGACATCGGCGGTAGGCTCGCTCAGCTTGCAGTTGAGTCGCGCGATGTCGCCCGCGATCAGCGTCACCGCTCGGTAGACGGGCGTGTACCGCAGCGCGGTAAGAGGCCCGACGTTCGGCACAGCGGACATCTCGCCACCCAGAAGGGTGGTGCTGTAGTTCCGACGGAAGAGATTACGGATGATGTCCGCGATCACGCGAGCATTGTCAGCGCCCGCGCAAGCCCGCGCCCCTTCCCAAACTTATGAATCGTTGAGGAAGTCCCACGACGTG